TTTCGCAAAGGATTGTACTGAAATGCGTATTGTTCAATGATTACTGGAGCAGTATTTGTAAGTTCCACTGTTTCAACATTAGAACCATATGAACCAATAGCATATTCGCAAACTCTCGTAACTGGCGCTTTAATTTTTTTCAATGTCGTTAAACCACTAAGAGCATACTCTCCAATCTTATCCGTATTTGTCTCAGAAATATATTCTTCAAGAGTCCCTTCAACATATTTAATAAGCGGTGACCTCAAATCTCTATATTGTGCTATACAATATGTATTACCAGTAATTCTTTCGTTTGACGGATTCCAACCACTAAATTCAAAATTATCGGGGTCGTTTGGATGTTTAGGAGTTTCGCCAGTATAAACTGCCGTTCCCTCATACAAGACATTATTAACCGTCTGAAGTAAAGTGCCTTGACCGCCAGAGCCATTATTGTTATAGAAATAAACAGTATACTTCTGACCCTCTGCTTCATAAGCGGCATAAACACTTCTATCAGCCGTTACATGCTTAGTCGCATTTTCTTCTACGCTTGCATTAGGAGTTGTTGTCCAACCAGCAAATGTGTAAGTATATCTGGCATCGGCAGGACGAGTAGGTCTTCCATCATATATACCATCACCACCATCACTGATAGTCTCTGTATATAACAACGTCCCACCATCATATGTATAGTAGGAGAGAACAGAAGTAATATGTTCAAACTCAATAGTAATGTTTGGATATCTCGCATACATCTGTGAAAGCCATGCACCAGTAATAGTGCCAAGTCCTGTGATCGTTCCGCTTACAACAGGATTATCAAGGTTATTACCATTCTCATCCAGACCATCCATCTTATCTAAATAATCATAAAAATCCTCAACTTCTTTCTGCGTTGAAGCAGTCATGGTGAATCCGATAATTCTTACACGGCATCCATCTTTTACCGATGACAAGATATCAAGAATCGGGATTACATTACTAGAATTCTCAATACGCAAAGTTGAGATGTTCTCATAAGACGGCATATAAAATGTTTCAATTGCGGACTGATTTCTGATTGTCAAGTTAGCAATTGTTGACGGAAGTCTCAGAGTTTTTATGATACCACCAACTGGCAGTGATACAGCCGTAACAGCGGTGCCATCAAAATATATATGCTCAATATTTGTCGCCCCAGAAACATCAACTGTTGTTGCTAATGATGTGCAATTTCTTGCATCAACTGTTCCAAGCAGTGGGTTATTACCAATATTAAGTTCCAATAAGTTAGGATTTTCATAATCACTAGCACCATCCCCGACCTTAATATATTGAAGTCTAGTTGCCATAGCAAAGTTTGCCGTTCTGCATTTAAAACCAGATAAATCACCGACACTCGCCAATTGCGATGCATTTAAAATACTTACAACGTTGTTACCAGCCTGTACATAAGGACAGGGTAGCGTAACTGGTTTGCCGTGTTCTGCACGAACCATATCAATATCATTATCCCATTTAACAGACGCATAAATATCTGCATATGGTGTAATTGTTATACCACTATCGATTGCGCCCGGTCTGAACATGATATAATCAGTAAGCGTATCTCCAGCAGAATACTTACTGTCTATATATCTAAATCTGTTATATAACCACCATTTTCTTTGTTCTGCTTTTGAACCTAAAGCCATTGAAAGGTAATCAGCGTCATTATCATTTACTAATGGGTCAATATATTTGAACCATGCGTCTTCGTTAAATATTGCTTCTGCCCATTTGCTTTGATGTTCCTCAAACATTGTTTCAATACGGTCGTAAGATAATGCACCACTAGACCTTAAATTGAAATACATGGACGAAAGTTCGTCATAAAACGCTGCACGAACATTAATCCAAAGTACAGAATTTTGTCCATTAAATACATTTTCTGTACCAATTTTATCTATATCCTCAAGAGAATAACCATACGTCAATGCACCTTGGTTATCGATACCAATCGCAGTATCCATATCGTATGGCAAGAAACACCACTTATTCCCATTAAAGAATGAGGGGAAAGCGTTCTTTGCTCTTGAGTCAACCATCAGAAACAACTCAGTAAATAAATAGTAGAAAAGTAGTGAGTTTAATTCAAAATGGTCTTTGGCTTCTGTTTTAAATTTCGCCACTCTATAAGCGGCATTATCAATTGTATGTACCTTTCCGTCAACATCTGTGTACGAAGACGGAAGTGCTTTATTTGTAGCTTTGGACTGGTCGGTAGAAACAATCCAAGATGCTAACGCCTGTAAATTAGCAGGATTTGTATTATCTTCGGGGTATCTTGCTTCATAGTCAGATAACCATCCTTTTCCAGAATAATCATCAGATTGCCATAATGCATATACACCAGAGTTATTTAAAGTTTCCCATGATTCGTCACCATCTTGTAAACCAAAAACTTCTGCACTTGATTTGTCATTGTTGAAATTGTACTTCGTGCTGTTACTTTTATGACTTGTTATAAACAAGCGAGAACGGTTCTTCTTTAAGTGGTCTGGTTACCTCTGACCGCTCTTCTGCGATTTCATTATTAGATCATATTCGCAGTCCAGACTGTTACATGATTGCTATGCAACCTCTACTCGTTCAGTCGTTGTTGGTGAATAATAAAATTATTCTTCCAAGGCGTTACCTATCTCTAGGTTTTCGCCGTATATTAGAGTAGATTTAACGTGGGCTAATACGTCAACCCACGAATGATATAGAATTCCCATTATCCCAAAATACAACCATTGGGAAGCCATCGATTCCTTGTCTAATCTTTTCATTATCTGCTTGAGGTGGAGTCTTATAAGGACATGCAAAGTCATACAACCTTACCAACTCAACGTTGTTCGCACCCTCAGATGAAGCAACGTCAGCTTTAAATGTGAATGTCTTAGTTGGAATCGCATCATCATTCATCGCATATTTGGAAACTGTTTCTCCAGTAGAAGACATTACAAAACCATTATTAAATTTAACTTTATAATTCTTTCTAGGATAAAACTGAGATGACGTACCCTGTACATCTATCTGTGCTCCAGTAAATGAAAATGATTTAGATGGATTATTAGGATTTACAAAATATCCATTAATTTGTTTTTTATTACCCTTATACTGTGGTAATTCAGCACCTTCCATTACAAAGTATGGTAAATCAGACGGCAATTTGCTGATTACGATATTACCGTATTCATCATATACATCATTGTGTCTGTATCTTTCCAACAGTTCTGTGATGTTCTGAGTATCGGCAATCCAGTTATTTAAAATCTGATAACGAGTTAGGTCATTATCATATACTCTTATGCAATAAATATCCGTTGTACAACTGTTTGTACCAATAGTAATGTCAACAGGAGTAACTTGAGCAAAGTTATCATCTTCTGGATACTGGATAACACCACTCATGATGCCATTAATATAAATATAAAGCAGTCTGTATTCTGTACGTTTTTCAGTTACGAAACTGATACGAACATGCTCATCTTCCTTATACTGTGTGGAAATTTCAGATTGTTCAGATTTAAATGTCGCTTTCTGTGCCGTTAATGAAAAGCCTCTATCACCACTCATACAGGAAATAAGCAGTGCGTCATAATCAAGAATATTTCTTGAAGCAAATTCTATTTCAAATGTTTTACCAGTAGAACGAAAATCCTTGGCAAATGGTTTATAGGGGATAGTAACTCGTGCATCACCAGAAACTCTAAGTACAGTAACACCGTCCTTATCAGTCATCCAACCATTAGAGACAAAGTTGAAATTACTAAGAGTAGCAGAAATATTTCTATCTTTATCTTTCCATTCTTCTGGATGTTCTTCCGTATTGGAGCGACCATAACTCGTCAGATATAATGCTAATGCATCCGTTTCTGCTTCAACATCAATCTGTGATTCAGTTACAGTTAATTCAAATGTTTTTGTTACAGAACCAGTCTGTATCGTAAGAGTTGTTGTACCAACATTATCGAATCTATAACTCCAGTTTTGTTCTGTTCTATCAATTGTAACGGCGCTTACTTGTTCCCCATTAGCCAATAAAACAACATTAGATAAAAGACTTGTTGGTGTATAAACCCTATAAGGTATAACAAGTGTTTCATACTGTGACACAGTCGTTTTACGAAATGCACTGACAATAATCGGAACATTAGACTGACTATTGACAACAATTAAATCATAATATAATTCATTTGATGTAACAGTTTCCCCATCAACTTCAGCCGTGAAATATACCAACAAACTGTGCGACCCATGTGCCATTGACGGAAGAGTGTAAGACTGCTGTCTTCCAGATGTAGAAACCACACTTGTTCCAACTTCACTGCCATCAACTATAAAATGCACAGTCTTTTCTACTGCACCATTTGGTGTATAAGTATAATCAAATCTAGTTCCAGCCGTAAAAGTCCCCGATGTATCAAAATTACTTGTAATGGTTAATTCAACCGCTCTAATAGTAAAGATTATATTTCTTGACTTACCATAGATATCAGAGATGCGAACACGGATTGAATTACTACCAACCGCTAAGAAACTGGTAACATCAATTTCCAGATTTCCCTGTGAAATATTTGCGGTTCTCTTTAAAGAGTTGTTTGCATATACCTGTAATGAACCATTACCAGTAGGCATTCCATCTTCCAATGAAGACCAAGTAAGAGTCAGCACGACACTTTGCCCATAAGAGACAGTTTTTGAAATCCATCCTGTAGTATTCTGGACTTCAAGGACAGAGGCACTTTCATCACCACCGCCTCCACCACCGCCTCCACCGCCACCACTGACGATTTCGACACCCTCACCTACAATTTCACCATCAGAGGCAAGGTATAAAATACTATCTTCATAGACAAATCCATTGACCGCTTTCTTGTCAATATAATCTGTCATCTGTTCTTCAATGTCGGATATCTGTTCGTCCAGATCCGTTAATGCATCACCAACAGCCTTGGCATCAGCTGGTCTGTCTACAATTGAAAGTGTTTTATCTGTTTCATATGCGGACGCATTATACGAGCCACCATCTGCCCAAGTATTGCCATTATAGTAATACCAGTGACCAGTTTGATATCCTTCTTCATTGCCTGTATAAACATATATTTTAGTAATATCAACCATGTCAGATGCTTGACTAGCAGTGAGCGGAGTACCAATCATTGCTTTGACCGCACGAACGGCATCGCCAACGGCTTTAGCATCAGCGGCTTTACCACTTTTTTCCAAATCAGTATCTAATTCAACATTAGAAACAGGAATATTGGTTTCCTCTTTAATGGATGGATCAAACGAACTATACATAGTAAGTGTATTAGTAGACGCATCAAAACTTACTTTATCAAGAGCGAGTGCTTCACGCTCATTGTTCACAAATTTCCTAAACTTAACTTTTTCTTTTGTCTCAGCCATGTCACTCCCCCTTTCTTTTATTCAATATAAACTGCACCATCTTCATCTATTACAAACCTTAAAGGATTATTGTCTTCATTATTAATTATTTCATTTTCAGATTCGAATCCTTTTTCTCCATAAATATATTTATCTACACCTTTTTCCGTAGACACAATTAACTCACTGCCTTTATCAAACATAGATGAATTTGCCAATCCGACAACGTCTTTTCCATTTACTGGAAATCTATTTAAGGCAGTATTGCTAATAAGTTTTACCCAATATAAATTTGGATTATCGGGAGATTTGTGACATGATAAACATCTAATCATATTTAACCTCCAATTATAATATGAGAGGAGTGATTTACACTCCCCTCAATATAATTCAATTATCCGACACTTGTTTGTCCAATCTTGCTAATCAAGTCACTGACATAGTTAGAGCCACGACTCATTACTATACCAGTCAGAACCATACCAATATACTCATTAACCACGAGTCCAAGCGGCACGAACATATTTGCACTAAACGCAAATGCAAGTCCAATACCAATTATAATTGTTAAAATCTGTGTGATACCCGTCTTTTTGTCACCCTCATAAAACATGTTAGCAATAGTCTTACCATACTCAACAAGACCCTCAATTAAAACTGCAACTGCAACAATAACTGCAATAGTCATAATTTATTCCTCCTTATTTACCAACCTTAAAATCATTCTTTTCCAAATGTTCTTGATAATCATTCTTAATATATTCAATTGTCGCTTCAGTCTGATGATTCTTAAATCTAGGATGTAAATCACAATAATTAATATAATTTGTGATATCTTGCATAACCTGTGTATAACTGTCAAAGCTATGATTCCATCCCTCAAGAATTTCATCCATGAATTTAAGAATACGGACACGACATGCAATAGCACCTCTTTCACTTAATTCGCCATCAAGCTTATCAATCTTTTCATCTAACTTCTGAATCATATCAAGAATCTTTTTCGAACAATCTTCTTTATTATCTTTACGTTGTAATAAAAACTGTATAAATCCCCATAAAGCGTTTGAACCTATAACAGCTACAAAAATTGCTATAATAGCATCTCTATCCATTGGTCTATTCCTCCAATATATTATTTTCTTTTTACATAGGAAGAATAGACATAGCCATACTTCCCGTTATACTTGATTAAATACCAGTCACCATCTTTATGACATACGCCTATCTCTGTTCCTTTACGAAGAGGACTGAAGCTACAAGTTTTTGCGGAAGTAGTAGGCTGAAGTCTGACATTTAATGTGCCACCATTTGTTTTAACAACACCGTTCCATTTAACAGTATGGATATCATCAACTACAGGATCTGGATTCGATACTTCACTAACCTTTGTTTTACCTATATATTGACTTTGTACATATCCAAACTTTCCATTATATTTAATAAGATACCAATCGCCTTGCTCATAAGACACACCGACTTCTGTACCCTGTTTTAAGCCACTGAAAGAACATTCTTTTGCTTTTGTATTAGGCTGAAGTCTGACTGCAAGCTTTGCATTCTTGCCAATATTGACATAACCTTTCCACTTGACAGTATGCATATCATCTGCGACAACAACCTTATTTGTATCGGATGTGATAACAGTAGAAGAGTAGGCTGGACGGCAAAACTTTGTACCGAGCAGCTTAGAGTTGTAATATGTCTTCATACATACTCCACCGCCATTCGCAACGATAGAAGATGCGCCGCTCGTATTACCCTCGATTGTGGTAAATTTGTCGCCATCAACTGCAATGACTAAGCCAGTATGAGCAAAAACACCATTCCTGTAAAAGATTACAATGTCGCCGACTTTAGGGTTTGCGTATTTTGTAAATAGGTTGCCGAGAGTAGGGCAGTAAACATATGGATAATGTTTAAGTAATTCTTTTGCACGGTCTTTGCCAAGTGCTACAGTGAAGCACCATGTGATAAATCCAGCACAATATGGTTGTCCTTGATAGTTCTTACCACACCATGTATTTATATCTCTCCAATATTTTGTGTAATTATTATATCCAACATTACCTGTCTTACTATCAAGCTGACTATTAGACCTCTTTTCAAGATATCCAATTTCGCCTTTCGCAACTTCAATAACCTTTTCAAGTTCAGATTTTTCTATAGGTTTTACTTCTTTTTTATCTTCATCAGAACTTGTATTTGTCTCATGATTAAAAGAAGTTTCCTTTCCATCAATCATCATATGAAAATCATAATACTGATTAGACATATCAACTACGCCACTAATGCCATTAACAGATTCCTTGGATGAATACTGCCACATCACAAAATATCCAGTATACTTTGTCATTGTTACGCCATACTCAGCGACCCAAGTATTTTTAACAGCATCAGATGGGATTTGGCTCATATCAATATTGTTATAGAGCCAAGAGCGTGAAGCATAAATTCCGCATGGGATTCCCCACTTCAGCAAATCTTCACAGATAATGCGGAGCATTCTTGTTCTCTTTTCTTTAGAAAGTTTATCAGAACGTCCACTCTTATCTCTCTGAACAACTTCACTGTCAAGAAATACTGGCATCTTAATCCCACTGTTTATTACTTCATTTTTAATAAAAAGTGCTTCCTCATGCGCCTCTGAATCCGCAATAGAGCATGGAAAAAAGTAAAAGCTATGTTCAATACCATATTCTTCACAGGCTTTTCTGTATTCTTTATATCTTGGGTCATAGGTAATAATGCCAGTCTTACTTCCTCTGTAACCGATTCTGATTATTACAGGAATTTTTGTGGCTTTAACTTTTGACCAATTCGTTACGTTATTAAACTGAGATATGTCTATTACTTTTCTTTTAATAACCATAAGTACCTCCTTCCTAAATAATTAAAGGACTCCAGTTTCCCAGAGTCCTCATCATCGGTTACCACTTTTTAGATTTAGCATTTAACAAAGAATTAATTTCGTCTTGGATGAGTTGACCATATCCTCTGCCAAATGTTTTATCAAGATTTCTAATTCTTTCTTCATTTTTACCATAATTCAATTTTCCGCTTATAATCTGTTTTGCGACATTAACCATAAGCGTTACTCGTTTCTGAACGACAGTCGGATCATATCCAATATCAAGAAGTTTTGTTACCCTTGTCTCACTAATACCATACTTATTCATGAATACATTACGCACAATATTAACAAGACCTGTTGTCTTTAACGTATTTGCTCCTTTATAAGGTACAGAATATGTATATTCTTTACCGCCTTTATAGATTGTAAACTTGCCATTAGCGATTACAAAGTTAATATCACCAACACACTCAAACACCTTAATACCAGCTTGTTTACAACGATTTGCACCAAACTCTGTAAAGTCGGTTGTCCCAACTCCATTAGGTTCAAGTTGATTATACCAACAATAATCAGCACCTTGATTCTTCAGACCATTCGCTTGAGAACGAGGGCAGTTGTTTCCGTGATGTGGGATTTTGAAAAATTTAACTTTAATTCCAAGTTCTTTAATAAAATCCCAGACTCTCTCAGAACCGTCACCACTTGTCCAGTAATACCATTCGTAAAAATAGCAACACAGACTTCCATCGTTTACATAAGACCAACCATTATCATCGTCATCTTCAACACGACTGGGCTGTTGCCTATAAACTTTAAATTTAATATCTCCAAGTTCGACCTTATCACCATGCTTTAAAAACTTTACAGGAATCTTTTTATTCTTAGCCTCAGAAATAATCCTGTTAAGATAATCAATATCTTCACGGACAGATTTACTACCTTTGTTATTCCTAAGTCCACCCTCAAGAGTTTTAGGATTATAACAATAAAAAGCTAATACCGTAAAATAATCATCTCTAATAATTTTTCTTAGACCATCCGCATGGTCGTAATGAGGATGGGAGAGCAGAAGATATACTTTCTTAATTCCATTTCTCTTTAAATATTTAATGAGGGCTGTGGCACATTCGTCACAACCCCCATCAATAATAAAACATATTTTATTTTTATCATCTATGAACACGGTTGAATCACCGTGCCGTGTTTCTTTACTAGGTCTGTTGAACCCAGCTATCCAACCTCTAATCATAATTTATCCTCCTATTATCCCCACACAGCTTTACTTAATATATAGAAAACTCTAAACTGAACATTTACACTTCTTGCAACTGAATCCATATTTGTCACACCTATATATGCCTTATTCTCTGTTATGTTTATACTTGTCTCATATATATTGAACTTCTGCCCACCAGTGCCTTGAACCCTGACCCATGAAAAGACAATCGGCACATAACCTGTCTTTTTTATTGATAGCGAAAAACGATGAGATGAGCCAGCGGCAATAGATGTCTTTGCAGATGTAAATGTACCTGTAAAGAACATCTGCGAACCATCTTTTCCGTTCAATCGTCCACTAATAAAAACATGCCCATTAGCCCCAACTGAAAATGCATTAGACCTTGCGCTAGAAGTCCCATTTCCGACACTAAATAACTTACTAGAATCTGCCGCATTATATCTGCCAACCACCATTCCTCCTTGTGCCGTTGAACTTGTTCCAATACCAAACGCAGAACTTGAATCAGCAGATGCAGTGTTTGCTCTGCCACTAGCAAATGACGCTTTTCCACTGGCAGTGTTGTCCATTCCAATAACAAAGCTAGACTCTCCGCTGGCAGTTGTATTATTTCCAAAGGACGCAGAGCCAGAACCTAACGTGCTATTCGATTTTCTTTGATTAAACGTGAAATATGGACTTGCCTTTGATAGAGTATATTGAATTAAAATTGTGCTTCCACTATTGGGTCGTTGCGAAAATGTAATGTTATTTCCAGATATAGTATATGGAGAATGTGACACTGAATTAATCGTACTTGCATCATATTCAAGTTGAAAAGTAAGAGAAACCGCATCGTAACTAAATGATTGTGATATTTCTTGTAATTCATTATTATCATCAGAATATGAATATTTTATATTAACAGTAATTGCCGTTGGCGGTCTGTCATTTATTATAACTGTATTGGTTTCGTCAGTAAAACTGTATGCAGTTTCAGATTGCAGCACATTATTAATTTTTAATTCTAAAATTTCTTCAATAACATGTGATGTTGTTATCGTTAAAGGTAATGTTGCAACACTATATGATTGTGATACAATGGTAGAACCATCACTAAGATTAAAATAGGAAGCATTATTAGCCCCGTATGCATTAAAACTGTTTGAATCAAGTATGATATGTGAATTTTCTAATTGTCCTATTCTAATTGCCATCCCATAAGAAGCCAATGAATTCAACCCATTATAAATATTTACTCCATCAGAATTTATCAAAATATGTTTTCCATCATCTTTACCAAGGGTAATTGTCTCACCGTATTTTGCTAAATCTGCCTGACCATCTCTAATTTTTAATTCATTAGCGGTAATTAAAATATTTTTCTTACCAGTAGGAATATTAGATGGAGTATATTGCATTCCACTGTCATCTGTCATATTGGCAACCATAGCGCCAGATTCATCAATTCTTAAATAATGATAAGCGACTTTCTCAGCTTCTTTAGCCATACCTTTAGCGGTCTCTGTTAATTCAGAAAACTTTTTAGGTGGTGTAAATAATTGAGCATTTGTAATTGTCCCCTCATTAGATGGCTCGACATACATTGCTAATATGATATCTGTATCCTCATGCCACACCCATTCTGCCGAATCTGCCGTAGCAGTAACTCCATTATATGTATTAGATTTCCATGTATTAGAACTTTCAATCCAAGCTACATCATGAAAAGTGCCACCCGTATATGTGGTGGCATCTGGTAATCTATAAACATTATAAATTACAGTATTATATGGCATCGTTTGATCTGGATTGATATGGCAACCATGAGGAATAGTTATTTCATTACCATTCCATAGAACCCAACCATCTACATCAAATGACGGTTCTTTTGTTGCCTCATCAAATCCAAAATAAATGCATTCGCCATCATTTGGCGTAGTAGGAGTAGAGTAGTTTACCATCCAACCAAGCCCAGTAGAATCAAGTCCATTAAGCTTTAATGAATAAGTAAATTTCATATTAAATGTTTTATCATCAACAGTGATTGGGACATTCAACACACCATTTTGTGTTGTCATTTGTGTAGTAACATTAACAACAAATTTAGAATTTGTCGCATCATTTATTGGTATACTTACGGTCATTCCTTGAGGGCATCCATCAATTGTACCAATATGAGTTATTATTTTTTGCCCACCTTTATAAGCAATTACTTCACATTCGGTACTAGCATTAACGGCAGAAGTAGTATTACCAGCAAATGTATGATTTTCATTTGTTAAAATAACGCTGTAACCATCATCGCCTTTATCACCATCAACACCGTCAAATGCAATATTGACTCTTTGTTGGTCTACTAAATCGGTTTTATTAGCATCAGAATAAAGACTGCATCTAATACTTCTAATAATAAATCCAATATCTTGTGTTGTTGAAATAACACCTTCAGACGAAATAGTAAAATTTGCGTCTACTATTGAACCATTGGTCGTAATGTCACTTCCTTGATAATATAAAATTCCATCCTTTGTAATATTTAAACCAAGTGGTATTTTATAATTAACAAATGATTCTTTAGAAGCAGATGTATAATTAGATACCCAAGTTTCAGAATCAGAAGAAAGTTCAATTACAAACCACCCTTGATAATCATTTATATTGTTTTCGAATATAGCCTGTCCACTAAATTTAATAGTATCTGGATTATATGCTCCGTCTTTTTCACACACAACAGCGGCATGAGAACAGACAATTGATTTAACGGTAGGAGAAATACCATCAACACCTCTCAGACTTTCTCTGTTGCCAGTACGAACCGTTGTCCCATCTTGGTTAATATTTAATACTGTATATCTATAATGGCTAAATAAAATAATATCTCCGACTTTAATGTCAGCGTTTGTATCGCCAACTAAGTCGGAGATTGTAAATGTATAATCTGGAGAGACAGGCTCAACAACAGTAGTCCAAAACTGTGACCCATCTAACTCATTTGTAATTGTAAATGTGCCATAGCTTATTGTCGCCATTTAAGCACCTCCTTTTATTCCTTAGATTGTAACGGTAACATCAGCGGTAAGTTTTTTATCAACCAAATCACCATCTACATAAACAACTTTCCCACTTGCAGATGGAGTTTTAATTGTCCCACCGTCACCATCAGAATCTCCATTATGGATAATAATCCCATCCTTATTTCTATATGTCCAAGAATAGTTACCCGTATAAGTAAAATCAGAAACTTTCCATCCATTATTATATTGATATAAAATAACAATTTTATTCGAACTATCTAATAAATAAATATAATCTCCAGTTTTATTACCAGTTGTAGGAAGTTCTGTCACAAATCGTTCTGATTTGATAGGGTCGATTTCCTTATCTTTTCTACTTAACTTAACATATAAAGCACCTACCCCAAGACCATTTAAAAGTTTGTCGCCCACAGAAGAGAGAACAGTGGTCTGGACAGGATCGCTCTTATCAATTATTGACACATATTGAACATATGGGGTTTTATTATATGTAGCAACACACTTAAAAGAAGCATAGCCACTAACCATATTTGGAACAATAGTCAGCGTTTTGTTAGTTTCACCACTTAACGCATCATATCCATCGGTAGCCGTTGAAGCAGTGGAAAACTTATACCACTGATAAGTAGCACTATTAGAAACATCGGCACTACCATCATACAGGTACGCAACGGCGGTAACATTATTAGCACCGTTTTCAATAATATCTCCTTGTGGTGTTCTAAGCTGTAAGAAAACTACATTCTCACCATCTTTAGCATTTCTGCTTTGCGCCCATGCAAAATCATAAGTGATATCTTTATGCTTTGTAGAGTCTGTTTCATCATAATGAAGTCTAAAAGTAAATGTAATATTGCCGTTAGTACCAAAATTCGTAATATCTGTACCCTGTGGGATTGTATAACTAATATGCCCATCTGCTGTAGAAGTAGAATCTCTATAATCTGAAGCATTATAACTAATTCCAAGTAATGTAGGAATCGTGGGTATAATTCTGGTAGGAACTCTAGATGTCCCTTCCCATCCTGTAAAATCAAATTCAACTATTTTTTGAGATGTAACAACATTATTATGATTTGTCGGAATTGGTTCAAAATAATTACTTAATGTGATATTCACTGCACTTTCGCCAGTTTTACCATCATCACCTTTATCACCTTTTTTACCATCAATCGTAATAGTGACCGTCTGGGTATCGAGCAAATCATCATCAGCAAAACTGCCAGTTTTATACATTCTGCAAACAATATTTGTCGCACTTGCGCTTGGAGTATATTTCTTACTTGTTTCTCCAACACTTGGACTTTCAGTCTGATATGCCGTCGGTGTACTGGATGTAATATCACTTGCTAAAATATTTTCATATATCCTTAAAGCGGCATGATACGGTTCTTCATTTCCGTTACCCGTCTTTGATACACAATTAAACGTAACAGACGATGGGGTATATACAGGAGTAGTATCCCTTGATTTGTTTAAATTTAACGTATTTGGTTTAAGTGAATAAATTGTGGGTGATACACCATCAACACCACTTGATACCTTTACAACGCTAAATGTCTTTGTAATAGGAACTGCATTTTGCCCATCACTTGTTTTCCTTGCAGTAAACAGAACGTTACCAGTTGTTGCACCATTAGTGAATCCTGTAACGGTAACAGTATCATTCTGGACATTTGTTTTAGAAGCGGTAGCAGTAACATTTGTTAAAGACTGTGTAATTGTATATTCATTAGTAACATCACCATCTCCACCCCTATAAACAATCATTTGAGAAATAGCAGATGAGAAATCACCAGTTTCTGTAGACCCATTTTTAGTAAATGGTATCATTTGGTCTTCGTTTGTTAACACCGCAGTAATCGTTCCCTGTCCAACTGCACCATCATGTATATTTGTAATAACATGTATATCATATACATCTGAATCTGGACTAGCCGCTACTAATCTAATTATAGCTTTGTCATCATTAAAAATATTTGCATTATGATATGTATTAGCATCAGACCTTACAGTCAAAGAACTGCTAATATTACTGTTTGGGTATGTTACCCAATTCCCGTTCGCATCTTTATATTGCCATGCGCTAAGAGTTACATTTGTTGCCCTTTTATCTAAAACAATAGTTGCATAATTATTTAATCCACTACCAACCACCTTACCATTAGTATCATACTTAAAAACTGAATCGCCAGTAATTGTAATAGATTTAACTGTACTTGCCTGTCTTGTAAGTGTGTATGTAATCTCGCCCTGTGCAGTTAAGAGTTCATTGGTAGACGGTTCTCTATAGGTAGCCGTTACCACATATGTTATCATCGAAACCGAATCACTAAATTTATTAGCACTAACAACAAGCGTTCCCTTTTCTCTTGTATCTGTCACTGATGTTATAACAGTTTCATTATTTTCAAGATTCCCAGCCGCACCAGAACCTACTCGTCTTTGCCAACTAAAATCTACATTCGCATTATTAACTTGAGAACCAGCATACCAAACAGATGGAGTTATCTCCAAATTTTCTGTTGACCAGTTTGGCATATATGCCGTTGTTCCTTGTTGGTCTGGATTATATATAACAGAAGAGGGGAGATTGCTTTTAGGATAAACAGAAAATTCTCCCTTATCTGTAACATCAATTATGGATATGCTTCCATAAGATATAGTCGTTGACATATATTTTCCTCCTTAATTAATATCCTTTTATCTCTTTATTGTTCGACAGTAACTTCGCACCTAAATACGGCTTTACTGTCCACATCATCTGAATTTATTGAAATCGTATTAGAAGTCGTATATCTAGACCAAGAATCATCAGGATTACCGCTTCTATCTTTTTTTGTCCATTTAAATCTTGTTACTTCAGAAGTAATATCAACGCCACCTCTATAAACAGTGGCAGTAAGAATTGTTGATATATTTTTATTCTTAAAAATATTTCCAGCACTTGAATCTATTTGAACAGTAATTGGCAATGATACTTCTACGTCTTCAATAGCTTCATCTATATATTCAACAAGTGGTTTGCCACCAAGGGTAATTGAATTACCAGCTATCTTAACCTCGCCATTTGAATCTACATAGATATATTTTTCTACATATTTTCTACCTTGTTCATCTTCCTTTTCTTTTTGGACAACAAATAAGTCGGTATTATCTTCCCCATCTTTTGCGGTAATCTTTAAACCACCATCACCCATTTCGAATTTGCCAGACTGAGAGTAGATTTTAAGGTTTTCGCCAAGAATCAATTTACCAATAACCGTATCCGCAATAATTCCATATGTTTGTACGGTTTCGCCAGTCTCCGGGTCTACGTACGAGTAATGACCAAGACCAGTTGACACAGTTTCCCACGCATCCCTTGTAATATATATTCCGTTATTATAAATACGTGCCTGTTCTGGCAATGTCTCAGTGCCGTAAACTCGCTTAAGCAAAATACCGTCATCATCATATACAATATTTGTATTGCCCTTAGATGTAATCGCCTTGATCTTACGGAAGTCGATGCCATAATCTCTATAAACTTTAATCGTGTCGTTAGCATCTTTACCTTTATTCGCTTGCTTCGCCGTATAATCATAAGTAGTCGCCATGCTCCGGGACTTAGACAAAATAGAAGCGATGTCAGAAACGCTTCCGCCACTACGAATAACGTCAGAAAACTCAACGTCCAAATCATCGATGTTGTCAAAATCAACCGTCCAATTCGTAAGGCGCAATTTATAAACTTTATCGTCAACCTTTAAATGAATCCAATTGCCAGTCTTAAACTTCTTCTGAAGCTTCATAAATTCTGGCATGATTAAAAAGTCAATCAAAGGAGCAGAAATCGTATGTTGAAGTGTAGCAGATTTGATTATTTCCTTAGTCGCAGACTCGACAAAACGTTGTGCCTGTTCGATTATTTCGCTGTCTGTCAATCCATCAGAAATATAATTGGAGTTCTGATATTCATTCTCACGCCTATAAAAAGAAAGTTCCGTCCACAAATCCTCGCCAAGATATTTTTGTATATCAAGATTTTTTGCTAATTCGTTCCGTGTATTGGCAATTATGTCGAGCAGACCCAAGTTTGGATATCTGGGGTCAGTGTTGCCGTCCTCATCGATTGGTCGCTGAAGCTTTGAAAGTTCTTCCTCTTTAATACCAATCTCCGCTTGGATTGCACGACTCTTATCTAGATATGGTTTATAGAGTTGTGTGTATA